TATATTAATAATAATGGACTATTCAGATAGAACATATGCATTTGCAAAATGGGCAGACATAGGATCAGTAGACTTTTCCCAAGTAATGGAAACATCTGCAGGAACAGTAAGAAAATCATTGGATAGTGATTTATTCATATTGAAATGGTATACTGCCGATGAACCTACATTTATTACAGACGATAGTGTTACATTGTCTTGGTCAGGTTCTCATTCACAATGCTTACAACATTTGATAGGTCCAAATTGGACAAGTACAGGCTCAATGCCTTAATTAACAACAAAAAAGAATAGGTTATACTATGAAAACAAAAAAGTTAGAAAAAACAGATATTGATTTAATGACAGATGTCAGAATGCAATATCAAGATAATAATTTAAAATTAGGAATGATTGCGTCTGATGAATATCTTATCAATCAACAATTAAAACAAGTAGAAAATGCAAAATCAGAATGCTTTGAAAAATTAAATGCATTGCGTGTTGAGGAGCAAAAAATAATAAAAGATTTAGAAGATAAATATGGCGAAGGACAAATAAATCTAGAAGAAGGTATCTTTATTCCAAATTCATAAGGTTTTGAGTAGTTTACTTATATTTATATTAAAAAAATAATGGGAGTATTTTAATGGCAGAAAGAATAGTATCGCCTGGTGTATTTACTAATGAGAAAGATCAATCTTTTTTACAAAGAGGAGTTAGTGAAATTGGAGCATCAATAATTGGGACAACAATCAAAGGTCCTGCGCAAATTCCAACAAGAGTAAATTCATTTTCCGAATTTCAAGAAATATTTGGAGGATATACAGATGATTCATATGTACCATTTACAGTGCAAGAGTATTTAAGAAATGCTGGTGTTGTAACTATAACAAGATTATTATATGAAGATGGATATGTATTATCAAATGGGTTATTAGCAGTAGTTGCTAAATCAGCTAGTACAGAAGTTGTTACTCATGTATTACATCCAACCACTCCAGTATCAACAAATGGAGCTGGAAATGATGTATTTCAAACATCTACAATTAACCAAGGCCCATCAGGAAGTTTTGTATTAAATGTTTCTGGAGCATTTACCAATGATAGTAGCGTTCCAGGATTTAGTGCATATACAGCAGAAGTAGGCATTAGCTCATCTATAGACTCAACTAAAAATAATTATGTAACAAAAATATTTGGTACTAATCCAAAAGGCGTTTCATATCCAGTATATGTTCAATATGAAAATTCAACAGCTACTTCATTATTTGACAATATGGCACATGTTTCAATGTCAATAGGTATTATGAGTTATACCAACACAGTTGATGGTGTTGATGGATTTGCATCAAGTCCATATGTAACATCTCAAAAAGTTGGCGACTCATCTGTCGATTTATTTAAAGTTCATACATTATCACACGGTAATGCAGAAAATTATGATGTTAAAGTTGGTATTAGAGATATTAGAGTAGCATCAGAAGTAGCAGATCCAAATGGATATGGTACATTTAGTATTGAAGTCAGAAGAGTAAATAATACAAATTTACCAAATTCACCATTTGATTCTGGAGACACTGATAAATCACCAGATGTAGTAGAATTATTTACCAATTGTAACTTAGATCCAGATTCTCCAAATTATGTCGCAAGAAAAATTGGAGATCAATATACAACTATAGATTCATTAGGAAAAATTAAAGATAATGGAGAATATCCAAACTTATCTTCTTATATAAGAATTGATGTTAGTACCGGCGTTAAAGAAAAGACAGTAAATAAAATATTAGTACCATTTGGTTCTAGAGCTTTAACATCACCAATTCCAGATGCGTCAGGATCAGGAGCAGATGGAGTTCAAGGATTAGTATCAGCTTCAATGATAGAAACACAAGTAGTTGGTGGTTCATATAGTAGTAAAAATTATCATGGATTTGATTTTACAAGTTTAAATAATTTAAATTATCTTGCACCAGTACCATCTACTAATTCAGTAACTGGATCAAATAAAGATTTTTATTTAGGAAATGTTAGTCAATCTAGTGGAGCAAATTTCCCTAGTGTGTTATCACCATATACCGGATCTATACAAAATGTATTAGATGCTGGAACAATTGGTTCAAATATATCATTAACAACTAGAAAGTTTATGTTGCCTTTACAAGGAGGATTTGATGGAGCAAGACCAAATTTACCAAAATATTCAGGAGCTAATATATCAGCTACCAATACTTTTGGATTTGATTGTTCAGGACAAGATACTACCGGAACTAAAGCATATAGAAGAGCATTTGCAGCTTTAAGTAACACTGATTATTTTGATATTAACATGTTATTAACACCTGGTATATTACATAGTATGCATCCAGTTGTAACAAGTGAAGCAAGAAATTTAGCAGAAGATAGACAAGATACATTTTATGTAATGGATGTTCCAGCTATTGATGATAGTATTACAACCACTATTAACAATGTAACTAGTTTAGATTCAAATTATACCGCTACATATTTTCCATGGGTAAGAATTATTGACCCAGCTAAAAATAAGCCAATATTTGTACCACCATCAGTATTAGTTCCTGGAGCATTATCATTTAATGATGCAACATCAGCACCATGGTATGCACCTGCAGGTTTAAATAGAGGTGGTCTAACGTCAGCAATTAATACTTATGAAAAATTGACCCAGTCTGATAGAGATGACTTATATGAAGCTAGAATTAATCCAATAGCAAACTTCCCTAATCAAGGAATATGTATATGGGGACAAAAAACATTACAATCTAGACCAAGTGCTTTAGATAGAGTTAATGTTAGAAGATTATTAATAACAGTTAAGAAGTTTATTGCATCTGCAACTAAGTTTTTAGTATTTGAACAAAATACGGATGCAACTAGATTAAGATTCTTAAGTATTGTTAATCCTTATTTAGAAGGAGTAAGATCGCAACAAGGTTTGAGTGCGTTTAGAGTAGTAATGGATGACACAAATAATACACCAGATTTAATAGATCAAAATATATTATATGGTCAAATATTTTTACAACCAACTAGAACAGCGGAATTTATTGTCTTAGACTTTAATATTCAACCTACTGGTGCTTCATTCCCTGAATAGAAATTGGATTAGTTAATATTTATATAAAAAGAATATAGGAAATAAAAAATGGCATTAGAACAAAATTTACCAGGTATTAATCAAAATGACTTATTTTTGAATGCATTTGATTGGGAACCAAAAATGGCCAATAGGTTTATTATGTATATTGGAGACATTCCAAGTTATATAATAAAAGCTGCAGCTAGACCATCTTTAACAAATGGAGAAGTAGTATTAGACCATATCAATATTGATAGAAAAGTTAAAGGAAAAACAAGATGGAATGATGTTGCAATAACATTGTATGACCCAATTGTACCATCAGGAGCGCAAGCTGTTATGGAATGGGTTAGACTTCATCATGAATCATTAACTGGTAGAGATGGGTATAGTACTCAATATAAAAAGGATATCACATTTCATTCTTTATCACCAACGGGTGAAAAAATTGAAGAATGGTGTTTAAAAGGTGCTTTTATATTAGATACCAATTTTGGTCAAATGGATTGGGGAACAGAAGAGTCTGTGCAAATCGAAATGACATTAAAATATGATTATGCTGTATTAGAATATTAATACTTATTATAATGGGAGTAGTTTTTACTCCCATTTTTACTGTTTAATATATTTATATTAAAGTTACCAAAGGAGTTATAATGGCAAAAATGACAGATCGTTATGAAAATAAAAATTTAATAAATTTAGCAAAAGATAAATACGAACAAAAACAAAGAAGTACTATTCCTTCTGAAATTATAACATTAACTAGCGAAGGAAAAATATATTCTGATTCTAGTATATTATCATCTGGAAAAATAGAAATGCGATATATGACCGCATATGATGAAGATATATTAACAAATGCATCATATGTTAAAGAAGGAGTTGTTTTAGATAAACTATTAGAATCATTAATAGTTACCGATGTTGATTTAGATGATATAGCTCAAGTCGATAAAGATGGATTAATATTAAATGCTCGTATATTAAGTTACGGAGCAGAATATCCAGTACAAGTAATAGATCCAACAACAAAAAAACAATCAGAACAAGTAATTGATTTATCTAAAATTAAAACTAAAACAATAGATATTACTAGTGATGAACATGGCGAATTTGAA